CCGGCGCGGCCGCCTTTTGCCGCGAGTTCGCGGAGGTAGGCGCGGACCTCGGGGGTGAGCTTCACTGTTTGATCCTTAGCGCCGCCGTTATTTTTGCGCTGGTGGCCGCGTCGAGTTGCGCCAGCGCGTCGGTCAGCGTGTATCGCGCCCGGTCGGCTCGCCAGTGTCCGCCGCACGCCCAGTTTTTGCCGTAGTCGCCGCGGCTTCGGAGCACTGCCCACGCCCGCGAGTCCCTGTCCCAGCATAGGGCTGGGCCGCCCTCGCGCGTCCCGATATATATGCGGCTCAACTCGCCCTGGCGCAGACCCGCCATCGGGTCGCGGCGCCACTCCCAGCGCACGTCCACGCCCTTGGCCTCCGTTGCCGCAACGTCCTCATCGGTCCAGGGTCGCTCAAGCGCGATCATTTTTCCGCCCTCGCGGGTGACGTGTCCGAGCAGCGGCAACTCCTCTACCATGCGCGCGTCGGACGCGACCTCAGCAGGTCGGTCAGCCAGGGCGTCGTCCAGTTCCGCGCGCGCCTCGATCAGGGCCGCTTGGGCTTGCGCCTCCGGCGATGGATCCCGGTCGCGGAGGAGTTTCGCGTGCCTGCGTTGTTGTGCTGTTGTAAGGGTCATTTTTTGCTCTTTTTTTTTGGTGTGCCGGGGCCGCAAGGCCCCGGCACATAGGTGTCCCTTACAGTCCGGCCTCGGCCTCGATCAGGTCCGCCCGCGCCCGCGTTACGTCGGCCATCGCGCCTACCTGCGCGGCCTCCAGTAGACAGTGCTCAGCCTGTCCTGCGTATATGGGGTGCGACGCCTGTCCCGTGTAGGCCGCCGCCCGGCGGTCCTGATCCGCCGCCCTGACGCGCATCTCCGCCGCCGCCAACCGCGCTCGTGCCACCCTCGCCCGCTCGTCTCTCGCTGTCTGCTCTGTCGCTGTCATACTGCCTCCTCGCGCCTGTTGGCCGGCGCCCGCCTGTTGTCTCCATCTGCGGACACTGTAGCGCAAGCGGGTTGCGTCTGCAACAATATTTAATCTTTTTTTTGGTTGGGTTTTGTTTACATTTAAACTTCTTGCTTGACGGTTCGAGAAGCGGGATAAAGCTCGCGTGAAGACGCGGAGTCTCTGCTCCGCTCTCCTGGTTGTGTGAGCCGGCGGCCCGAGCGGATCGGCTGCCGCAAAGGTCGCCGGCGAACCGGAGGCACGAGGGAAAGTGAAAAAGAAACGAGACAGGCGCGAGCCGACCGCACGGGCGACGTTTTTGATTTTTGTGGGGTCGGACGAGCGGCTTCTTTCGCGGTTGACGGTGCGGGTGACGGGCCGGCAGTTGCCGGACAAGAGCGACCAGTGGAGTCACATGGCGCTGGGGTTCGAGATGACGACCGGGGAGACGGTGTATTTCGAGGCGCTGTTCGGCCGGCGATTGGGAGGGCCGAAGTCGCTGGAGGGATTGCGGGCATGGGCGGAGGAGAAGCCAGAGCGGCGGCGGTGGGAGACGGTGAGGTTGCCGTTGACGGCGGAGGAGAGCGAGCGGGCGTTCGCGCTGTCGCGGTCGTGGGTGGGCGTGCTGGGGTACGCGGAGTGGCAGCTGCCGGCGATGTGGTTGTTCGAGCGGCTGGGGTTGCCGATTCCGGCGACGCCGTGGCGGGTGGTGTGCAGCGAGTTTCCGGCGCGGGTGCTGGTCGCGTTCGGGTCGCGCGTGGATTTGTGCGACGAGAAGCGGCGGACGCCGGACTATGTTAACCCTAACAGCGCGTGGCGCAAGGCGCGCCTGCTGCGCGAGGAGTGGACTTGAAATACCGGGCGGCGATCGAGTGTTTGCAGGAGGCGACGAGCCTGCGGCTGATCCAGGCGCGGGAGTTGGAGGGGTTCGGACTGACGGAGGAGGAGCGGCGAAATAACGGTTTGCGGGCGGCAGGGTTGCGCGAGGAAGCGATCGTTTTGAGCGAGGCGATCCAGGCGTTGGTTAAGCTTAGTCAGGGAGGGTTATAGGTGCAGGTGGACGTGGGAACCGTGATGGTGACGGCGCTGTTGCAAACGGCGATCGGGTGGTTGTTTCGGATGACGCTGTTGCGGCAGGTGGAAAAGATGGACGCGCTGGCGGAGGAAGTCCGAAAGCTCAAGGACGAGAAGGTGGCAGGAATCGCGGCGGCGTTGGCGGAGCACGCGAAGTTGGCGGCGCAGTTGGAGGAGCGAGCGAGCGCGGCGCGGAAGGAAGTGTACAGCCGGTTGGGGAGCCTGGAGAAGAACACGGTTACGGTGGCGTATTGCCGGGAGAACCACCGGGAAGCGGCCGGCGCGCTGCTGGAGTTTCGGGACGCGGTGGTGTCGCTGGCGGCGCTACAGGCGGATCTGAAAAATACGGCGTTGTTCGTTTCGGAGGTGAACCAGCGCGTGATCGCGTTGATACAGGACGTGGCGAAACTGGAAGGCAGGACGGAGGGCGGCCATGGATAGCGCGCGGTTGCAGGAGCAGCAGGAAATCGACCGCGAGATCGTCGGGTATGTGCGCGAGATGCAGCGCCTGGCGCCGGTGACGGCGGAGAGCGCGCATTCGTTTTTGACGCAGCACCGCCGGCGGCGGTTGACGCGGGCGCGGGTGGACGACCGGTTGCAGTATTTGGTGGGGGCGGGCGATTTGGAGCGGCACCGCGAGTGGGTGTCGGGCAGCACGCTGGAGCATTTTACGGTGACGGCGTTGGGCATGGACCGGCAGGACGGGGAAGCGCCGCCGAGAAACTGGAGGCCGTAGTGGCGGGGGCGAGCATATTGCGCAAACTCAGGGACGCAGACCTCGACGCGCTGCACCACATGTTGCGGCGGGACGACAGGTCCGACGCCGAGATCGCGGCGTGGGCGGCGAAAAAGTTGCCGGGCGACCGCCCCAGCCTGGCGGCGCTGGCGATGGTTGTGAGCAGGTATCGGCGGGGCGGAGTTTTCTTGAAGTGGCTGGAGCGGTGGGAAAACCAGGACCGGGACTTACGGTCTCGGATCGCGCTCCAAAAACAGCGGTTCGAGTTTCTGCGAAGTTTGACCGAAGGCGAGGAGGGGGAGGGTCTTTATGCGGCCTCGAAGCACCTTCAAGCGCGGCTTTTGACGCTGGCCGCGGAGGCGACGGACGAGGAGCTACGCGCAGGAGATCTGAAGTGGTTGAAGGCCCTGCTCCGGGAAGTTCGGGAGGCGGAGAAGTTGGAGCGCGCCGGGCTTGGCGAGCGGGCGGCGGCGCTGGCGGGGGATGTGGGCAAACCGCTGGCGGAGCGGCAGTCGGCGATCCGGGAGATTTTCGACAAATGACAGCGAGCGCGATCGAAACCAAGGGTCGAGCGGCGGCAAAGGCGGCGGCATTTTCGCCGCTGGATTTGTTGTTGCCGTATCAACGGCGCTGGGTGACGGACGAGGCGCGTTTCAAGATCGGGGCGCTGGCGCGGCAGACGGGCAAAAGTTTTTGCACGGCGTGCGAGGCGGTGCGGTCGGCGTTCACCGACCCAGGCGCGCAATGGGTTTGTTTGTCGGCCGGCGAGAGGCAGGCGCTGGAGTGGCTGGAAAAGGCCAAGGAGTGGGCGCAGGCGTTCCGGTTGGCGGTGGAGCATTTTACCGAGGACCGCGAGTTCGCGGAGGCTTTGTTAAAATCCGCAGAGATCCGTTTCGGGAACGGATCCCGGATCCTGGCCATACCGGCCAACCCCGCGACGGCGCGCGGGTACTCGGCAAATATTATTCTGGACGAGTTCGCGTATCACGAGGACCCGGACAAAATCTGGGCGGCGATGTTCCCGGCGGTGACGAACCCGCTGGCGGGGACGTTTATGACGCGGTTGGCGGCAGCGATCAAGGGGGAGCGGTGCGATCAACGTCGGGAGCTCAAGGTCCGGGTGGTGAGCACGTTCAACGGCAAAGGCAATAAATTTTTCGAGCTTTGGGAGAAGGCGGCGGCGAACGGGTACAGCGCGCATGCGGTTACGATCGAGGACGCAGCGCGGGACGGGTTGCCGGTGGACGTGGAGACGTTGCGGCAGGGGTTGGACGATCCGGACGCATTCGCGCAGGAGTATATGTGCGTGCCGTGCGACACATCGAACGTGTTGCTGCCGTATGACCTGATCGCGCGGGCGGAGAGCGCGGACGCGACGGAGTTTTTTCCGGACTGGTCGGGCGCGGCCGGCCGCCGGATTTTTCTGGGCGTGGATTTCGGGCGGCAGCACGACCCGACGGTGTGCTGGGCGCTGGAGCGGATCGGGGACGTTTTGTGGACGCGGGAGGTGCTGGTGCTGGCGAAAATGGACACGCCGGATCAGCAGGATATTTTGCGGGCGCGGGTTAAGTGCGCGGAGCGGGTGAGTTTCGATTACACGGGGCCAGGGGTGGGGCTGGGCGATTTTCTGGCGCGGGAGCATGGGCGCTGGGACCCGGCGCGGCACGAGTTCGGGCGGATCGAGTTGTGCACGTTCACGGCGGCATTCAAGCGGGAGATTTTTCCGAAGTTGCGCCGGGCATTCGAGGCGCCGACGCGGGTGCGGGCGCCGATTTCGCGGGCGGTGCGGGAAGATTTGCACGCGATGCAGCAGACGGTGCACAACGGGCAGTACGACTATTGGGCGCCGCGCACGCGCGAGGGGCACAGCGACCGGTGCACGGCGCTGGCGCTGGCGGTGCGGGCGGCGGGCGACGAGGACAATCGCTGCGGAGCATTTTTGGTATGAACAGGTGGCGGACATTTTGGGCGGGATTGGGGGCGTTGGCGCGGGGCGATTTTACGGCGGCATCCGTTCCGTCCACGATATTGGGCGGCGGGGTGACGGTGACGGGGGCGGATCGGCCGGCGGAAAACGTGGTGCTGGCGTATGCGTGCATCACGGCGCGACGGGAAGCCATGGGCGCGGCGCCGCTGATGGTAACGGACCGCAACGGCAACGCGATCGAAAGCGGGCCGCTAGTGGATTTGCTGGAACGGCCGAACGCCACGCAAAGCTGGGACGAATACGTCCGCGTGCTGGAGACGTTTTTAACCCTGTACAACGCTTGCGCGGTGGCCCTGGTGGGGGAGCGCGGGGATTTACCAGACGAGCTGGTGCCGCTTTCGCCGACGGGCATGACGGCAGAGATGGGGGTGCATATACCGACGGCTACGCCGCGGGTTATGCGGTGGGCGTATCAGGACCCGACGACGGGCTATCGGCGGACGTTCGAGCCGGAGGAGGTGATTGTGCGGATGGGATACAACCCGCACGCGCCGCTGGCGGCGTTGTCGCCGACCAAGGTTTTGACGCGGACTATTCAGAGCGACATTGCGGCGCGGGAAAGCAACCTCGGTTTGTTCAACAACAACTCCACGCCGGCGGGATATTTGTGGACGGAAAAACCGACCACCAAGGAGCAGGCCACGGAAGTTTCCGAGGTATGGAACGGCGCGCATGGCGGGTACGCGAACAGGCACAAGACCGCGGTGCTGTGGGGCGGCTTGAAGTACCAAAAAATCGGGCTGACGCCGCAAGAGTTGGAGTACGTGAACAGTTTGCGCGCGTTGCGCATAGATTACTACATGGTTTTCCGGGTGTATCCGGCCATGCTGGCGGAGATGACGGGGGAAACCGGTTTGAGCCAGGGCAGCAGCACGGACGCGCAGCGGGTGGCGTGGTGGGAAGACGTGGGGTTGCCGGAACTGGACCTGCTGGCGGGGGTGCACCAGGAAGTGGCGAACAAGTTCGGCGCGAGCGGCCGAGTTGGCCGGACGCGTTCGCTGACGCGGATCGAGCGGGCGGCGTTCGATAGGCGGCGCGGCCGGAGCGAGTTGGATGTGTGGTTCAACGACAGCGCGATAGCGGCTTTAGCGCGCAGCCGGACGGCGCGGGTGGATACGCTGATGAAGCTGTTGAGCCAGGGGTGGAAGCCGGACGACGGGAACGAGTATCTGGACATGGGCTTGCCGCCGCATCCCGACAACGTCGGCCGGGTGGGGTTTGCGCTGACGCCCATTGGGGAAGATGCGGAGGAGAAACCGGCGCCCGCCGCGACAGGCGAGAAGGAAGACCTGGCGGAACAGGGACAGGAAACTATACGCGCTTTGGATCGCCTGGAAGAACTTATGCGGGCGAAAACGGACGAGACGCGGGGACGGGAACGGGAAACATTCGCGAAGTTCCTGGCGCCGCGGGAGAAGCTGGCGCGGGAGAAGTGGAGCCGGTTTTTCGTGGAACAGCGCGGACGGGTGTTGAAGCGGGTGGAAAGCGTCGCGCGGGTCGAAAAAGACGAACTGCTGGCGGCGGTGTTTCCGCGGGCGCAGGAGGACGGGCAGCTTGTCGCGCGCATGACGGCGCTGTGGGCGGCGCATTTACAGGACGGCTGGGATTTGTTCCGAACGCGAACGGGCGCGGGCGCGCCTTTCGCGGTGGAAGATCCGCGCGTGCAGGAGGCGATCGCGCGGCGGCGGATTCAGGGGTTAAAGGTCAACGCGACGACCGAGGAAGCGCTGCGCGACATTTTCAAGGAATCCTTCGCGGAAGGGCTGACCGTGGCGGATACGGCGGACCGGATCGCGGAGTATTACAACGCGAATTGCGTGGGCGCGGATCGTGCGCGGCCGATGACGGCGGCGCGGACGCAGACAGCGGGGATCGTCAACGACGGGCAACTGGCGGCGGCGAAGGCGGCGGGCGGGGTGAAGAAATTCTGGATACACGGCGACTCGGAGGAGCCGCGGGAGAGTCATCTGGCGGCGGCGCGGGAATATGACGCCGCGCACGCGATCGCGCTGGAGGCGAAGTTTCGGGTGGGCGGGGAAGATATGGACGCGCCTGGGGATCCGGACGCGGATGTCAGCAACACGGCAAACTGCACTTGTTTTCTGGGGTTCACGAAATGAGCGACTTGAAAAGGTTTATCGAGACGAATGCGCGGCGCGGGGTGGACGTGGACGTGGAAAAGCGAATCGTGCGCGGGGCGGTGTTTGCCACGAGCGGCCTGGCCAGCGACGGTTGGATAATTTTGCCGGAGGGCATGGCATTGGAACGGTTCCGGCGCGCGCCGCTGGTGTTGGCGCGGCATTTGACGGGCGGGGAACAGGGCACGCGCAGCCTGGTGGTCGGAAATGCGTTGAGCATGACGGCGAGCGCGACGGAATTGACGGCGGAGGTGCAGTTCGCGGACACGGCGGACGGCCGCGATTACGCCTGGCTTTACGGGTGCAACCAGGAGCGGCAACCGTTCATGCGCGCGTGGAGCGTGGAGGGGCCGATCCTTGAGCGAGGGACCGCGAGCTGGGCGGAGGCGCGCAAGTTGACGGGCGAGTATTGGGACGAAACGGCGGCGGAACTTTTGCGGAGGACGTTGACGACGGTGGCGGTGGCGGTGCGTTTCGAGCTGACGGCGGTGGCGGCGGTGGCGGCGGGCGCGGACCGCAATGCGCTGACGCGCGCGTTCGACGCGGGCAACGCAACGGCCGGGGCGATTTTATCTAAAATGGATTTGGACGCGGCGCGCGAGGAACTCGCCGCTTTCAAGGCAAGGTGGGAAGACGCGGATAAACGAATTGCACGCTTGGAGGCGGACCTCCAGGCTTTGCGCGGCGAAGGGGCTTCGGCTGCCGCGCGAGGCGACTCCGAAGCGATATGCGCCGAGCTGCGCTCGTTGACCGCGCTGTTGAAACAGAGGCAATAGGGGCAAAAGCCCCGGAGGACAAGCATGGATCCGGAAGTCAAAAAACAATTCGACGAGCTGCGGGCGCAGCTCGGGAAGAACGTGGAAGCGCTGACACGGCTGGAGAAGCTGGAAGCGCGCGTGGCCGCGGGCGAACAAACGGCGGCGGACCTGAAAGCGGTGCGAAGCGAACTCGACGCGATCAAGGCCGGGAACGAAGAACGCGAGAAGGTGGTCCGGGAACTCAAGGAAAAAGGCCGGACACAAGCGATCGCGCGCGATCCCTTGACCGAGAAAAGCAAGAGCCGGGAACTGCTGGGCGCGATCGTGCGCGCGGAGATGGCGCGGACGATGCGGCAAGAGATTCCCGCGGCTTTTCAGGACGAGGCCAAGCTGGTGCGCGAGTATCAGGCGGGATGCCTGGCGCGGTCCACGATTACGCCGATGGCCACCACGGGCAGCTACCTGGTGCCGACGGTGACGGAAGCCAACATTCGGGACGGGCTGGAGGAAGTTTCGCCGTTGCTGGCGGAGGTGGACTTCATTCCGGGTCTGCCGGCGGGCGGAACGTTCAATCTGCCGTTCCTGGTGACGCGGCCTTCGATGCAGCCGAAACGGGCGAGCACGGACACGGCCATGACGGCCAGCGATCCGGTGTTTTCGCAACTCCAGATCACGCCCTACGAAACCTACATTTACTTCCCGGTGGACAACAAACTTTTCCTGATGAGCGCGATCGCGCTGGGAGGGTTTTTCGAGGGACTGTGCCGGGACGCGATGGTGGACAAGCTGGCGTACTGGCTGCTGCGGGCGGACGGCACGGCAAGCTACAACGCGATCACGGGCCTGCTCAACGAGAGCACGGCGGCATACGTGTACTCGCTGCCGGCGGGAAAAACCGGGTTCGCGGATTTGACCGCGGCGGATCTGAACAAGATCAAGGCCAAGGCTTACAAACGCGGGCGCGGACCGCGGGCGCGCTGGCTCATGGACCTGGAAGTGCAGGGCGTAATCGAAGATATCGACCGCAACGGCAAGCTGCCGGTGATCACGTTCGGGCAGAACGGATCGGCAAGGATCAAGCAGAACGAAATCCTTATCGAGGAGTATATGCCGGGCCTGGACGAGAGCGCGGCTGCAACCGGGTTCCTGGGCTATGGCGACCCGGCCACGTTTATCGTGGCGATGGTGGGTGGGATGCAGATCGCGAGCGACGCGAGTTATTTGTTCGGGAAGAACCAGACGGCTTTCCGGGCAACAACGATCGTGGACATCAAACGCAAGCCGGTGCCGACGTTCATTCTGGCCAAGACGGCGGCGGCCTAAAATATGTATGGGCAGCGACCCAAAACCGCCGAGCCGGTGGGAGGCCGGCCGCACGATCAAGGGAGAGCGAGGCGGGAAAACCGCAAACGGGAAACCGGAAGACAAAAAAGGAGAAAACGAAGTGAGAGCGTATCGAAAAATGCAGTGGATAGGGGCGGCTCTGGCGGTGGCGATGCTGTTTTGCGCCGTGTCCTTGCTGGCCGGAGAGACGAAGTATGACGGCACTTACGGCGGGGCGGCGGACACGGAGGCGTCGGTATTGTTCGGCCCGAACCAGTACGGACAACTGAAAGTCGTGGGACTTTCGGCGACAACGGACAAGGACGGCGGGCAGGTGAAGTTCTACGCGCGCGGCGGATCGGGCAAGGTGGCGGTTGGCGGTGCGCAGGCCGCCGCAGCCACGCACGTGGGGCTGACCAACACGGGTATGGGCCTGAACACGAACGACACGGTTGTAATCGTGCACGCGACAGGCCGAACGGAATACAGGACGGTGAGCGGACCGAACACCACGACCAACATAACGCTGAACAGTGGGGTGACCTATGCTCTGACGACAGGCGATTATGTTTACGAGGTCACGCAGCAAGGGTTCAAGCTGGTGGGGTTGGCCGGCACCGGGGCGGGCACGAACGACGTATGCGATCTTTTCGGCGCGGTGTTTATCACGCCGACGGATTCGCCGTTGTACGTGGTGCTGGATGGCACGAGCAACACAGTGGTGCAAGTTACAGTCGAGTAGGCATGCCGGCACGCTCGCTCCGCTACAACGGCGGGGCGAGCGTCGGCTACGAATGGACGCGAAGAAGATGAAAAAAATATTCGGAACAATGGCGCTGGTGGGGCTTGTGCTGTTTTGCGCCGCATTCCGCTGGAATCCTGCGGCGCGCGTGAAGGCCGAAGCGGCCATCGCGGCGGCGGCCTCGGCAGTGCAGCCTGGCGACGATTGGACCGGCACGGTCGCGGGCATGTCTGCGGCGGACGTGACCAACGGAGCTACGCTGGGCGCGGCAGCGGTGCAGGCGGGCGACGATTGGACGGGCACGGTCGCGGGCATGTCTGTGGCGGACGTGACCAACGGAGCTACGCTTGGCGCGGCAGCGGTGCAGGCGGGCGACAGTCTGGCGGCCGAAGATGTGGCGGGGAACTTGTCGCTTGCGACAGTGACGAACATTTTCGGAGGCGCGCCCAGCTCGGGAATACTGAGCAACCTGGTGTGGGACGCGGGCGTGACGACCGGAAATTTGGAGTATGTGAACGGGGCGATCAAGGCGCCATAGGAGGAGGGACCGTGAGTTTGTTTCTCGCCACGCTCATCGAACTGAAGGCAGAACTTGGGATCGAAGATGTCCGCGACGACGCTATTCTGGCGCAGCACGCGGAGGGTCTGCAAGGCAGGTTCGAGGCGCATTTAAACCGTTTTCTTTTGCGGGCGGAAAACGCGGTGGAACTGTTCGACGGCGGCGCGCCGGCATTGTTGCTGTCGCGTTTTCCGGTGGAGAGCGTGGCGAGCGTTTATGTGTCAGCCGATCAGACGTGGGATGCAACGACGCTGCTGGAGGCGGACGATTACCGGCTGAGCGCGGAACGAGGGCGGTTGTATTACGGGACCTCGGGGGTGGACCGGTGGCCGGCGGGCGTGGCTAACGTGCGGGTGGCGTGGACGGGCGGCTATGTGGCGGTCGGCACGCCGGCGGCAAGCGGTCAGTTTGCGATGCCGGCGGCGCTTTCTGGCGCGTTCCGGTTGCAGTTCGGGTTCGAATGGCGCAACCGCAAGACGCTGGGGACGCAGTCGTTCGGGGCGCAAGGGGCAAACGTGTCGCTGGCGCCGGCGAAATTCCTGGCGGCGGTGGAAGATGCATTGAGTTCGTTTCGGAGAATATGAGGAGGAAAATGAAAAAGCGAAGTTTGTGGATAGCGACGGCGATCGGCGCGGCAGCGATTTGTCTGGCGGCGGGGGCTGCCGATACGGTCGAGCCGGCGAATGCGACGATCACCAGTCTGCGGGATGAGGGGATTGGGTACGTCTCCACGACGGTGTCGTATTACGAGGGCAGCACGCTGCGGTTCACAAATTGCGTCCTCTACTCGGGCGCCACGACCAACACGGCGCGGCAGGGGTTGGACGAGGTGACCGTGACGGTGGACATCGGCAACACGGCAACGAACGTGGAGTATGACGGGGTGGTGATCTCCACCAACGGAGTGTGGGGCTGCGACGTGACTGTACCGACCGACGTTTCGCCGTGTTACATGCAGCTCAAGATCACGGACACGTTGGGCACGAGCTACATTTATCCCTGGAAAATCGTACAGACGACGGACGCGTTATAATGGCGGACGGGCTCCATATTGCCGCGAACACGGCCGAGATCATCGGCCGGATGCGGAAGGCGCCGGCGGCGGTGCAGGCCGAGGTCGTGGCCGGGGTGGCTCGGGCGCTGTTGCTGACGGAAAGCGCGGTGCGGAGTTCGCGGGGGGTGCGCTGGCGGCGGGGCGCGGCGGGATTGGCGGGCAGGTTGACGAGTTTCGCGCGCTCGTCGTCGGCATTCGGGGTTGACGCGGCGATCGGGTTTCGCAGGACGCGGGGTTTTCCGTACGAGCTGGCGCAGGAGTTCGGAGCCAAAGCGCGTTCGGGCGGGGCGATGGCGGTCCCGGTTTCGGGCGAGGCCCGCGCGCTTTCCGCCCGCGGGAAAAGCGCGCGCGATTTTCCGCGGCCCTTATGGTTGCTGCGGCGCGGCGGGCGGGCGGTACTGTTGGAGACGGTCGCGCCGGGCGAGATCGAACCGCATTACGTGCTGCTCAAGAGCTTGCGGCCGCGGCTGGGATTTCGGCAGACGGTGCAGGCGAACACCTCGCTGATCGACCGGGAAGTGGCCGCGAGCTGGCGGCGGGGATGGGCGAAAACATGACGACGCAAAGGGCGGCGATTTTGGCGTCGGTGACGGCGCGGTTAGATGCCCGTTTCGGGCCGAGCGGCACGACGGGAAAATGGTTGCGCGCTGTGTGGCGGCGGCCCTGGATGCCGGGTAACACGCTGCGGCCGTCGGCCACGGTGGTGGATTTGGGGGAGCAGCAGGCGGGAGGGGCGCGAAGCGACGAGACGAAAAAGCGGACTTTGTTTTTCCAGGTGGTGTTGGATTTGGAGGCGCAGCTCGAACGCGAGGCGGTGACCGAGGATTGGACGGAGCGGGTGGCGACGATCAACCAGGCAATACAGAACTTCGACGCGCAGTCGGGCTGTTTGCGCCTGGATGCGACCAGGGACGAACCAATCGAGGTGGCGCTGCAATCGGGCGCGGCGGAGCATATTTGGGTTTTGGAATACGAGTGCGACTACATCTGGGGTGTGGCCGCGTTCGGGCCGTGACGGCGGCGGCGTAAAAAAAGCCGTGACAAAGGAAGGAGCGGTGCGACATGGCAGGCAAGTACAGACGGGGCACCATTACCTCGCCGGCGACGGCGAATGTGGTGGATGTGGAGTGGAACGAGAACGACAGCTACGACCGCCGGGCGGCGGACACGGACATGGCGGGTTATCCCGTGATGACGAAAAAGCAGGGCAGCGGCAGCTTCACCGTGTGCAGCGGCACGTTGCCGAAGTTGTACGACCAAACCCTGATACTGTCGGTCCAGGACGTGTCCGTTTCAGGCGGGTCGGAGAGCGTGACCACGAAGGTGTTTACGTTTACGCACGTGACAACCAACCGGGGCATGAGTCTCAACAACGACGGCGGGGAATCGAGCGGAAAAATATCGTTCGAGTTCGGCGAAGTGTCGGTGGCGTGAGCGCCAATGCGGCGGGAAAGCAAGGAGGCTAGGTATGGGACAGGCTTATGTGTGCGACGTGACGGGGCAAGTGCAAAAGGGCCAGGGCGCGGCGAGCGTGGATCTGCCGCTTGGCGACGAACGGTTTTTGCGGGTGACCGTGTTCATGAAAACCGGGGAGCGACGGTTCGAGCAGGGGGTAATTTCGCCGGAAGGCGAAGCTCTGATCAAGGCGGCGTTCAAGGCGTTCGGGCCGGCGCCGGCTAAGAAAGGCTGAAATTATGCTGGGGCTACCGTTCGTTTTGCGGCGGTGGGACGATGCCGGGTTCCCGGTGGACGAGCGGGTGTTTTTGCGCTCGCGGCGGCGCGGGGATCGCGGCGAGAAGATGCGCCGCCTTATGAAGCTCTACAGAAAGTTGTCGGTGTCGCAGACTTCCAACGCGGCGCGCGTGGCGCGCCTGATGCAACAGGCGCTGGCGGGCGGCGTGGAGATGGGCGAGGAGCGCCTGGCGGACATTGACCGGCAACAGAGCGAGGCGACCGAGGCGGCGCAAAGCGCGGCGGAGGAGCAGTTGGCGCTGGCGGAGGAGATCGTCGAGATGTCGCTCGAAGAAAATTATGGCGAGCAGACCGTGGCGATACTCGACCGACTGACCGACGCGGAGCTGCATGCGGCGGTGGCGACGATCGAGATGGGAGCCATGCCGCGGGATTTTTTTCGCTACCGCGACATCCCGCCGAGCGGGAACTCTACGAAGCCGTCTGGGAACGAGCAGGCCGCGCCCTCCTCGCCGCCGGACACACCCGCGGGGAGTTAGAGCGGGGGGAAGTCGCGTTGGAGGACGCTATGCTGCTGTGCGCAAACGAGGAGACGCTGACGGGGCGGGTGCGCGACGCCGCGGAGCGGATGGCGCGGCACGAGCGGAACGAGGACGAGCGGTCGCTGGCGGGGCTGGAAAGCGACTGCGCGCGGTGGCTGAGGACGGGGCAGGCGAAGGACTAGGAACATGGCGAGCGACCGGGAAATGACGTTGATGCTGAGCATACGCGCGCGGGGCGAGAACGCTCTGGCCGAGCTGCGGAAGTTCGAGCACGGCATGAACGGCATTTTCGATGGGTTGCAGCGCAAGGCTGGAATTGTGGGGGGGACGTTCCGGACGATCGGAAACGTTGGCGGGATGCTATTGGCTCCGCTGAAATACGCGCTACTGGCGGGCGGCGCGCTGGTGGGAGTGCTGGCGGCGCTGGGCGGCAAGGCATTGCTCGCGGCGGCGGGCGACGAGAAGTTTATTGAGCGGCTGGCCGCGATGACGGGGTCACTCGAGAGCGCGCGCAAGCAGTGGGACATGCTGGAAGCCACGTCGCGGCGAGGTCCGTTTTCGGCGGAGGATCTAGGGGAGGCGTGGATCTCGCTGAATCATATCGGCATGGCGTCGCGAAAGAATCTCGGGATCCTGGCGCGGAGCGCGCGGGTGGCCGGCGGGAATGTCGCGGATATGGCGCGTTCGATCACTGCATTGCAAATGCGCTCGCTCAAGGCGTTCGGGATCGAGTTCGAGACCAAAGGCGAAGGGTACGAACTCAAGTATTTCGACCGGGCGAACAAGCTGCGCACCAGGGCGTATAAAGACGCGCAGGAAGCTCGCAAGGGCCTGGTGGAGTTTCTGGGCGAAAAGTTCGGCAGTGGCTTCGAGCCGCACGGCCTGACCGAAGCGTGGCAGACGTTTAAAAACAACATGGCTAGTTTGTGGAGCACGGTTGGCACGCCTATGCTGGCCGGCGCGGATGAGTTTGTCAGGCGCATCACGGACCGGTTGCGCGCCTGGATCGAGGGCGGCGGCGCGCAGACGTTGGGGGAGAGGGTTGCTGGGTTTCTGGACCGGGCATTGACGAACCTATCCGCGCTGATGGAGGTGTTGCCGCGCGCGTTCGCGGCGATCCGCGCGACGATGGAGGGAGCGGGGGCGAACTTCGCGACTTTGTTGACCGACGGCGCCGGCTCGGCGGGCAGGATCTTCGGGGTGGCAGTGGTCGAGTACCTGGGCGCGCTCAAGGACGTGCTGGTGGGCCTGGCGGGAATGATGGCGAGTGTGTTCACGGCGAACTTGGCCAATTTGCCGGGCATGGGACCGTGGCGGCACAAGCAGGGACTTTCCGCACTGGAAGATATTACCACGACACCGGAGGGCGCGGAGGACGCGGCCGGGCGCGAGGCGATAGAGGCCCTGCAACGCAAGCACGGTTTAGCGAAGGGACGGGCAGGGTTCGAGCAGTTAAGAGACGAGATGACGCCGGAGATCGCGACGGATTTGATTCGGGCGGCCGGCGGCCGGCGGTTCGCGCGCGGCATGGCGCAGGCGACCGGAGCTATTCCCACGGCGCTGGGCAATATCGGGGCGACCGTGGGGGAGGAAGGGCGATTTTTGGCCGGCCGTCTAAAAGCTGGGTCGGGCTACGATTTCGGCGCGGATTTCCGGGCGACGCAGTGGCGTATGCGCGAGGAAGCGGCGCTGCGGGGGACAGCGCAGGTCACGGCGCGCATGACCGAGTATGCCCAGGAGGGGGCGAATCCCCTGCGCCGCCATGCCTTCGAGGCGGAGATGCACCGGTTGATGTCCGCCGAGGAGGCCGGGAAGTACCATATTGGGCAGCGGTTACCGTCGGGCGCGGTGATTGTGAATATACAGCAGTTGGACGTGCATGCATCGGACGCCGAGCGCGTGATGAACGATTTGATTGCGCAGGCGGCGGTGGCCGGTTCGCCGGGGACGTAATGCGTGAAGGCAGCGATACAGTACAGGAAGACCGAAGGCGAGTTCGGGAGCTACACCATCGAAGAAGTGGGCTACTGCGACACGACGGAAGTAGCGGGGGTCGAGAGCGATATATGCACGCGGTACAAGTTGGTGCCGATTCCCAATGCGCGGGGGGTGGTGTTGAAGGTCCTGGACGGGACTTCGCCGGCGATCTGGAGGGTGACGCCCACGACCCTGGGACGGACGTACACATGCGTGAAGGTGCAGGGCATGGTGAATCATTTTGCGCCGCGGCAGCCGGGCGGCACGTTTAGCGGCAAGGCGGTTTTGACGTATATGGTTAGGTACCAGACAGTGGGAGCGGTCTCGTGATTTCGTCGGGAGTTTTCAAACCGTTGGATGCGACGTTGGTGCTGACGGATCAGATTGCCAACGAGTGGCCTGTGCATTCGACCATCGACAAGATCGAGCAGTTCGCGGGCGCGGCTATCGGCAGCGCATCGGTGCGCTACCCCGCGAATCACGCGGAGGCGATCACGCGGGACCTGGGCAACGTGGGGCGAATCAAAATCGGGGCGACGACTATTTTTCGGGGGCGCATTGGGCACGGCCCGATCGCGATCGGCGAGGGTGACGACGAGGTCCAGATTGTGCTCTTCGACGACAAATGGGCGATGCAGGGGAGAGTTGTGGGGCAGCCAGGGATCGGCACGCAGGGGACGCCGACGGGCGTCGCCGGCTTCAAGGACGTTGGGTTCGAGGTCTGTTTTAACAAGGACGGCAGGCCGAATAAAGACCCTTCGAGTTACGACTTCAACACAGGGGCGACGGCGGAATATTGGACGGTGCGCGACGTGCTGCACTTCCTCTTTTTGTATTACGTGCCCTCGTCGGTTGCGACTATTTCCGCAACGGAGATTGCGCATGACGCCTATGAGCTGGCGCCGACGCATTTATACATCGTGGGGCAGACCGCGTTGCAGGCGGTGGACGCGGCGGTGAAACTGATCGGGGAAACGTGGACGCTTGTTCCGGGAACGTCGGTCAGCACGTTCAAGGCGATCCGTCGCGATTCCGGGACTGTGCGCAAGGTGCGGTTATTCCGGCCGGGCGGGCACGCCAAGGTTACGGCGGCCACGGAGGATCATGCCCAGGAAGCCTACGTGTCGCTTTCGATCAAGGACTGCAAAGACGTTTTTTATGCGGTGTCCGCGCCGGTCGTGCAGGAAACGACGTATTCGACGGCGAACGAACTGCTGGCGCGAAACACCAGCTATCTGGACAAGGAGTATCAGACGCAGTTCCGGGTGGACGTGTCCAAGTATTTGACGAACAACCTCGGGCGTAACCTAAGCGCCGGGTCCAAGCCCAAGCCCTGGCGGCCGGACCTGGTGACGCGGATGAATTCCTCGGCCTCGGATTATTTGACGGCGGCGCAAATCGCAGCGTCCCCGGCGCTGCAAAACAACAAACGCGTGGAAATACCGGTGTGGGTTTCACGGGATGGCACCACGCCAGAGCGGAAGTTTATCGTGGGCGGATATCGGATCAACGCCTTGGAGGGGACTATAGAGTTCAAGAGCGTGCTACAGGCGGCGGTGGCGGCGGGCAAGGATGCGGAAGCGCTGACTATCTCGGACTGGTCCGCGGCGGCGGTGTGGCTGACGGTTGCGACGGTTTTAGAGACGCCGGAATCCACCGTGAGCAGCAACGCGGCATACCTGGACACGCCGATGTATGCGACGATTTCAAAAAGGGATTTGGTGCCGGAAAAGCGGCGCGACGCCATGCTCCCATATTTGGCTTCGACCCCGCACGCGGTTGTGACCGTGGCGTACGAGGCGACGGAGTCGTACGTCGCCGTGACCGACCTTTTGCAGGATATTGCGGATGGCGCGGCGGCCGCGGCGCCGGATGTGGAGACGCCGCTTTCGGCGCGGTTGCCGTTTTTTCCGGCGTGGCAGGTGGGGGATCGCGTCGAGTTGGCGGGCAGGGACTTGGGGACCAGCGGCAACGAGACGATTGTCTCGCTGGTTTACGATGTGCACCACAGCTATATGACCACGATCGAGGCGACGAACGTTTTTTCGGCGATCGACCCGGCGAAATTCGTGAGGCGGCGATGAGTCTGGCGCAGGCAAACAGGCGGCGGTTGGGAGTGTGGGAACAAGAGCGGCGAGTGGTGATCGAGAAGCCGGTGGGCGCGCTGGCGTCTGTTCCCTATATAGCCTGGTACGCCTACCCGGCGGGCGCCTCGATCGCGATAACGCCGGGCGGGGTGGAGTTCGGCCCGAACACGCTGAAGGGTTGGACGGGCATCTCCGGCGCGAGCGAAACGGTCACGCCGACGGCGGGGTGGTGGGAGTGGTGGGTGTGGCTAAAGATAAACCTGATAGACGAGAGCGTCGCCATGCTGAGCGGGTTGAGCGTTACGGCATTGTCGGCGGCGGAAAGAGAGACGCACCTGGTGAAACTCATTGCGTATGCCGAGCCGGAGACAACAAGCGACGATGTCGAGAGTGTTTTATGCATGCAAGCGGGAAATGTTTTTGTGCCGCGGTCGGCCTGATGCTGTCGGCCGGCGGGGCGGCGGCGGGCGGCGCGTGGAGCGCGGAGTGGGACACGCCCAGCCAGTACGCCGGCGCGGTGTACGCGCGGGAAGCGAACAGCGCGGCGGTGGAACGGTGCCAGGCGGCGGGGGGCTTTTCATGGGCAATCAAAACCAACTTTTATTGGTGCTCCCTCGTGCACCGGCAACGGGCGAAACTGCTGAACGTGAAAGACAACATTAAACAGTCGTTTCCGAAATTCTTGAAGCGCGATTCCGCGGGAGAGGGGGGCGTTTTTACGGGCCTGACGGACGAAAATATTCCGGGGCTTTTTTTTGCCGATGAGTATGACTTCCTGGACTACTGCGGGTTGCCGTCGAACTGGTTCGCATCGACGCCCTGGCTGCGGCTGAATCACCCGTCAGTCACGAACGGGTGGATCGGCACGAAGGTGGCGCTCGAAAAACTTGTGTCCACGTATCGGTGGTTTGGACCGGCTGAATGGATCGATTACGGGAGCAGTTGGCGCCACGGGCGCAGCGGGTACAGCACGTACACAGGTGTGACTACGACGGCCTGGGTGGACCAGGTTGCAAAATGGAACACGAACGAATGGAGCTATGGGGTGGTCGCCGGACCGCCGTATTACGTGATCGTGGACACCGACAACCACGGCACGGAATGGTATTTCACGGCCAGCCGCAAGAACTGTTTGTATATGGAGTTCGGCGGGGAGATGTGGGATGACCGGCCATCGTTGACGTCCATCCCGACCAACTACGAGCACACTGCGGACGCCTATTTCCGGTTCGCCTCGCGCGGGGGTTATCTGACGTGCTTCGACTTCGATGATCTCGTGGGCGGCGGGGGGGCGATCGACACCAATAGCTACTACCACCTGGAGCAATGGGGGGCGGCCGCGACTAATGAGCGGGTGTGTACGGTTTTGCCCGCGGGCGAGTATGGCGGGAACCCGTTTCAAATCGTGTTCCCTACGGCGGAAGACTGCCAGGAGGGCGTGGCGTTGGATATTTATCTGGCGGGGCTGCTATGGGTTGTTAACTGGGACCTCCCAGGCACCAACGGCTTCCGATACTGGTGAGGAGGTGAGCGGTGAAAGTCTGGTGGGATTATGAAAACAAGGCGTTGACGGACGGTCTGAACTCAACGAACCGCATCACGACCATGGACCTGGTCGCTCGGGACCTCGAGCCGGTGACGGTTTATTTCGTGAAAGCGGCGTCGAGCGGCGACAACTACTACGAGGCCGGCGAGTTGCCGGCGGGTTACACGGTTTTAATCGGTTTACGGGAAACGGCGGATTTAAGCGCCGGAGCGCTGCTGGCAAGCGTGTCAGAGTTTACTTTACACGGGACCGGGACGGATGCGTACTACACGGCCGATTTTTCGCTCAATACTGCGGCCTTGGTGGCTGCCCTCGGCACGTCAAGCACGCTCGACTGCACGCTGGAGGTCGCGCTGGTGTCGGCGTCCGGCGTGCACAAGTATTCGGCACAGATTCCGGTGCGCATCCTCTTGGATGTTAACCGGGGCGATCCGGCGCCGAGCCAACTTTACTCTTATGGGGCTTTCGAGGTTGTCCGCGACGGCAAACGGTATGTTCAGCTACGAACCAGCATGGGCAAGGTCGTGGCGGAGTTCGGTCCTTAACTTCGGAGGCGAAAAAAAATGAAGAAACCAGCGATTTTTTTGATGGCGCTCCTCTGCGCGGGGACTGCATTTGGCGGCGCGATCTACGGCCCGGTGGAGTTTCTGGGCGATGTGAGCGTGGGGTCATGGACGAATGTCGCGGACGCATGGGCCTCATGGACAACGGGCGGTGTGTACACCAATGGGGCTTATACCAACTACTACCGCTTGACTTGCACGAATGAGTACGGCCGGACGCCCACGACCACGAATATGTGCTGGACGTGGAGCGGTACGGCTGACGCCTCAAATGCACTGGTCATAGCCTGGCAACTGCCCAGAGGCGTGGATGGCCTGCTCGTCGAGCGCTCGCTTGACGGCGGCACGACGTGGACCAACTACCTGGCTGTGGGAATGTTATCCACCAACTGGACCGACTGGGGCACGAACACATGGACCGCGGGGAGTGTAACCGGGCTTTATTCCGCCATCTCCGCGCCGAGTGTCCCCTGGGGCACGAGCGGCGACGTGTCTGGCCTGCTCGCTAGCAACGTCGAGCGCATGGCCGAAATTTCCGTGCTCCAAACCGGCAAGGCCGACGTGGTGCATACGCACGTATGGGAGGATATCACCGACGGCGGGACCGTAAGCCAGCAGGTCGTGGCGGCGGCAGATGCACTGGCGGAGGCGCGCGATACGATCCTGTCCAGCAACGTGCTGGACGCCGCCATCGACATGACCAACGAGCTGGACCTGACTATAACCGAGCGCGGCTACCTGACCAACGAGACCGACACGCTGGAGACAGTCACGGCCAGGGGCGCGACCACACCCACCGCGATCACGGTCAGCAACGACGTGACAGTGGGGACGGGGCATTTCGTCTATTCACCGCTGTTCCGGTCGTACTCTGGGACAAGCTGGGGTTCGCCGGTGTGCTGGACCTCGGCTCAGTATAGGTACGAGTTCGGGATGTGCCCGGAGATGCAGGCGTTCGTTTTTAACCCCATCGCGTCGGCGACCAACGCGGCGGCGCACTACCCGCTCGTGATCGTGGCCACACCCGGCAAGCGGACCTCGTACAACATGTACTCCGAGGCTCTGCGCGTCGAGACCAACGGCAACGTGACGCTGGGGGGGCAACTCGACATGTGCGGGTATTCGATCGTCAACATCGGCACGAACTCGCTACATTTTTCCGACGGCACGAGCATATCGTCGGATACATGGCAGGGCGTGACCAGCGCAAGGCGCCGGGCCGAGGGGCCTGCCGCCGCGCTGGCCGTTTACCTTGCCGGCTGGCTGGCCGGCAAGCGCAAGCGTGCGAAAAAATGGTTGCAAACCCTTTCTCGCATACTCCGCCTCGCGCCCGCGCTGCTGGTGGTGTTGGCCGGATCCGCACTGGCCGAGGATTTAACCTCTACTCGTATGTTGTTTTGGGACACCGGCGCGGCCGCCGGGACGAACGCGCAAGCGCGGGTGGCCGCCGTCGAGACCGGCAAGGCCGACGTGGTGCACACCCACGCCTGGGCCAACCTGACCGACGGCGGGGCTGTGAGCCAGAACATAGCCACCGCCGCAGACTCCGCCGCCGCTTCCCGCGACGCGGCCGTTGTCTCGCTCGTTTCCACCGGCGCATGGCAGGTTTCCGGCGAGTGGCTCATGGAGAACTTGCAAGTTCCCGTCGTGACCAACGCGCAGGTCGTCTCTGGCACGAGCGCCTGGGGTCGGATACTGGTCAAACAAAGCGGCGCGACGGCTGTCAACCCCGCGGATGCCTTAGGGTGGTATTCCTATAAAGGAGGTGAACAAAAGGAAGGTCTTAGCGAACTTACATATTCTCCCGTTTTTACCAACGCCTACGGATTCGAGATATTCGGGAATACCTATGAGTTCATTCTGTCGAAAGAGTTTTCCGCAATGGAGCCGATCTGCTGGCAAGGCGACAGTTTGCTGTCTTTCGCTCCTTACGCTGGCTCCGTCACTGGGAGTCTTGCTGTTTTACGGTATCCGTTTTTCGGCTGTAGTGGCGCAGAGACAGGCGTAGTTTCCGCCTCTTTCGTTGTAGGTGCGTGGGACTTTGACGCCTCTGGGTTCGGATGGCAAAAACACGAAAGCCTCATGAAGTTTCGTCCCTACAGCGGTCGGTGGGTCTATGCCACGGAGCCAAGCGAACCGGAGTTCACCAACACCGTCCTCGGCGTAGCTGCGAGCAACGTACTCGGCACTTATGCCGACACGGTTGACGGCTCCACGACGTTCGTTGTTACTAACGTCCCGACCTACGGTGTGTACTACACCTACACGTCAGTGCCCGTCACTAACTGGGTTTCGGTTCGCGACTACCTTACCAACCTGGTCGAGCGGGTGGAGGCGTTGGAGTAGCAAGTAGGAGGTGACGGAGTGAGAAGTTGCAAAACGTGCGTGTGCCTTGTGGCTCTGGCCGGCTGCGTGGCGCGGGGGCCGGTTGATCCGGTGGCGGAACAACGGGCGGCGGTGCATCCGCCCGCGCAACCGACCCGGGCGGAGGTAGAACGGTGGCATGAGCGGTGGGCACGGGCGGATCAGTGGGCCGCAGAAAGCAAAAAAAAATGAAACTTATACGCGGTTATGTTGTTGCGTTGGGCGTTTTAGTTTTGACCGGTTGCGCGTCCCCCGAACCGGTGGCGGACGCAGGAGAGCAGGTCACGCTCCCGCCTTCGATCGCGCCGGACGATTCCGCCACGATCCGCCGGGCGGTATGCGTCGGCGTCCTCTCTACGTCGGACGGTCTGGACTGCCCAGGCTGCGACGTGGACGCCGCCACGGTAGCCGGCTGGATGCCCGACCGGCCGGTCACGCTCCTGCTCGACTCCGCCGCGACCATCGCTGGCCTCAAGGCGGCCATACGCGCCGCCAACGAGGACATGGCGCCCGGCGACCTGTTGACCGTCTCCATCTCCAGCCACGGCACACAGTGCCCGGACCGCAATGGCGACGAAGAGGACGGTTACGACGAGGGGGTTGTGCTGTTCGACGGCACCTGGTGGGACGACGACATTTGGGATTTTCTCAGTACCCTCCGCCCCTGCCGCCTTGAGTTGTTCACGGATACCTGCCATGCCGAGGGCAACTGGCGCAAGCTCGGACGCGCTGTGACGTTCGGCTTCGGTTTTCAGCCGCGCTACGTACAACTGGAGCTTAACCTGGGTGACCAGCGCCGAGACGCATGGGCCGGGCAGATCGTACAGTTTGCCGGATGCCGGGAGGACTCCTACTCCTACGGCGCGGCAGATGTCGGAGGCACCTGGACCCAGACCCTGCACCGCAAGCTCACGCCGGGGATCCGCCGGGACGCATGGTTTGCAACCGCAGCGGCGGACATGCCAACCCGGCAGGAACCGGCCCTTTCGGTGTACAACGCGAGCGAGGAATTTCTGGAAGGAGCCGTGTTTCTTTAACTTTCATTCGACTTTTTAAGAGCCTTTAAAGAGCTTAAACCAACACATAAAAGCCGGGTCTGCACCCGGCCCTTTCCGTTTCTACCCATCCCGAATTTTCCAGTTTATTTTGTTTCATTTTCCAGTTTATTTTGTCCCTCTACACGAGCGGAAAACCGCTGCGCTGTTCTCCCTGGGATTTCAAGGCATACTGCGTCAAACCGCTGCAAGTGGCGTATTCCATACCCTCGGTCGCCGCCGCCAGCCCGCTCACGTTGCGTGGCTTCCCCAGGCTGCACGGCAGGTCGAACACGTCCTCGGCCAGTTGCGTCAACCCCTGCAGCCGTGCGCCCCCGCCC